CGCAGGGGGCTCAATCGTGGTTCTGACGCCCAAAAACTTGTCTTCTTCGCTCATTCTTCCGATTTCGTCAGCCATTATGCTCTTTCCACCCCTCTGGGATCTTCTACGACCGCCTCTACGGTGTCATCATTGATTAAACGGAATTCCTTACCATGGATTTTCAGTCTAGTACCACTAAATGCCCGGAAAACCACCCAATCACCTACCTGACAATACGGTCCATTGGGAAACCTACCATAATTAACGTAAGCATCTGGTCCCATCGACATAACCCACCCTACAACTGTGGCAATAGACTCCTCATGTTGGGACTCAGCCGATTTAATGATGCCACTTTCGGTGGTTTCCTCTACTTCTGGGAGTGCAATTAGAAGTTTGTAGCCCTTTGGCTCCGGTAATTGCGATGCATAATGTAATTTTTTTTCTTCAACATCTTCTTCTGGCGATAACATCTCATCCAAAACTTCTTTTGCGAGTGTAGCCACTTAGACCTCTCGTTTTGTTGCGCCTATAAGGCGATTTATAGGACTAAAAATCCCTAAGTCGATCCTCTATATCTAAAATCTCCCGTTCAGCCCATGCCAACCCTTCGATGATCCCGCACATCTTACGGTAATCTTCCATATTTTTTGCCGAACCAAGAGAAACCAAATCTGCTATTTCATTCATCTGATCTCTCAACTTCTTTTTGAGCAACGAAAGGGCATCGTCACTCATTCTTATTTTTCTCCGCTATCTCCAGACCGAATTTCACGCCTTCAATCTCTTGTTCAGCGTCAAACTTTTCCTGTTCCAACTTGAGTTTCACGATCTCAGCTTCCTGTTCGGCCTTAAACTTTTCTTGTTCCAATCCAACCTTAACACCTTCAACCTCTTGTTCAGCATCAAACTGTTCTTGATCAATCTGGGATTTAAGTAACATTTCCTGGCGATCTTGTTCCAGAGCGGCAGCATCGGAGCGTTCCTTGGAGGCGATCTTCTCGCGCTCAAGCTGCTGCTTCTCCTGACCTGCTTGCTGTGTGGCCACGAGCTTCTGCTGCTCCAATTGTGATTTGGCCTGGTCTGCCTGCGCTCGACGCTGAACATCCTCCCGCCTGATTTCCAACTCCTTTTCACGCTGCTGCACGATAGGATCTTTTTGCATCTTCGCGTCTTTCTCCGCCTTGGCCTTGGCTTTCTTCTTACCCAGCATCTGATCAGCCGCATCGGCAACCAATGCACTAAGCCGCTTCTCAACATCTTCGGGTAACGGCTGGTTCGTCGGTGGAAGCGGAACACCAAGCTCTTCTTCAATCTGATCACGGAAGATAAACGCCAAGTGTTCGCGGAGATGGGCATCTAAAGCAGCACTAATGGCACTACCCATTTTATTGTTCTGCATTTGCTCCTTAATCTGCGGATCATTCTTGAGCACCATATGCACCCTCATGTGTGCCTCATGGTCTTGGTACTCAAACGCCTTCACGGGCTTCAACGTAAGAACATCTTCATTCTCACTAACTGGATCTGCGGGACGAGCCTCGTCCGGCCTGGGAACGATCTTATCCGCATTCGGGATGCCAATCAAATCCATCATTTCACGATGAAGAAGTGGCATGTCGTACAAGCCAGGCGATTGTTGTGCCAATTGCATGGCCGCTTGGTATTGCATGATTCGTTGGGCCATCGTTGACGCATTGGGGTCCGAAACGGGGACAACATCGATACGATCATCGAAATCTTGGGCCTTGATCCCCTCTCCTTCTTCGGTTTCATAAGGATAATCCGGTGACGTATAGTCACGGATAACCCCAACTAGAATTTTATATTCTTGTTTGAGACTAGCATGGATACGAGCCTGGATAGCAGACTGCACCTTCATCGCTCTTTCAAGGATGGCAAGTGTCGTACCGACAGGTGCATCCTGATTCATGTCCGCTACTTTGAGATCCGCCATCGACGCAAAGCGTCGGCCTTCCTCCACCATGTTACCCAACAACTGATAAAGGACCGAAGAAGGTTCTTTATAAGGAAGGAAGGTGATATTGTCTCTAATAACGCCGCCCGGAACATCAACGTCTCTGAACTCTCCTGGCATGATCGGCGTATCGTCACCTTTGATTCTGAGTCCACGGGTCTTCAATCCCCCAGGCAAATTGGACAAGGTGCCCGCGTCAACGAGTTGACGCAGCAGACTCGTCGCTGATTTCGCGAGTCCACCGATCATATGGATCAACCCAAGATTATAGAATCCAATACCGGGAACATATCCATAATGAACGAAATGTTGTTTCTTTATTCTATGTGGGTCATCTTCGGCCCAGTTCCTGTAAATCGATAGAATCGTGGAACTGCTCTTGTCGATGGTGATGACGTAAGGCAATGCGACTCCATCTGGATCTTCAAATCCCGGTACATCTATGTCACAATGCATTTCAAGAAGCTGGTGCCGTTCATTATCGTCCCACGAAGGGCTAACACCACCAATCTCATTGAATTTGCTTGTAATAGGATTTTCTTCGATATGGGACGCAGTCAATTCAACATCACGATAAAACCCACTTACCTGAAGCTTTCTCACCTGATTCGTGCTTCGGTTCATGACATGGGTATAACGCTCTGCATGTTCTAGTTCACATTCGTTGTACGACACGACAAAATCTTCCGCCGGAACAAACATCGAAGTCGGTCTGCCCAACGAAGGATCGAAATAGATTTTACGGAACGCCGAACCAGCAAGCGGTAAGCTGAACAACAGCTTTTCGGTTTCAGACCGATATTCGGTCATCACTTCGATAAGCTGATAATTCATATAGTCTTGAACACGCTTTGCCTGCTTCTCGTGCTCATCGGTCACAATACCCCAAATATGTGTTTTAACCGGACCCTTGGCTGGCATGATTTCTTGGATCGTCTGTGCCTGGAATCTGACGACAGCCTCAGATAACATCGGATGGAACACACCGCAAGCTCCAGCCCACGGGGTGGTGCGATCCTCAATTTCCAAGCCTAACTGATCAAGACCTTCTTTATACGTCGTCTCCCAGTCCGAACGACTGCTCTTATCGGAATCGAACATCGATATGCAATCGATTGCCAATGTACGGAGATCTTTATCTTCGATGTGCTCCGCGAGGTTGGAATCAAACTCTTCGGTTCCGGCACCCATGAGATCTGCCATGGGATCGAAGTCGATCTCGACACCGCCATCTTCTAGTTCAGTGAGCAAAGAATCGCCAATAGGCGACTCTTCTTCCGTTACAAGAAGTCCTTCTGGACCCATCTCGAAATCGTCTTGGTCAAGTAACCCACCAAGGGGTTTGTCTATCGGCATATAATCACTCGATTAAATAATCTTATCAAGATCATCTGCAAGCTTATGGAGGGTAGCAACAGTGTGTGTAATCACGGGTGGTGCCTTATCAGCAATACCCAATGTCAATCCCTCAGTCAAACCCTTGGAGAATTGTTTGTCGGCTTCCGTGGGCTTATCCAAATCCTCTACGGTCTTCGGGTTGATGACCAATGATGTGCCAAACGCTAGATGCGGGATCACGCCACAAGTCGAGAACTTCACATGGATGTTGCCTTCCTTGTCGTACCAGACGCCAGCATCCACACTCACCCCGTCGCCCGGCCCACCTTCGGGTCCAGCCCATACCGTCGCTTGGTTACCATCCGGGTTGACGTAATGCCATTTCATCACGTCCGACACGGTAACACCGATATGGGCGCTGACCTTGATTTCGATGCCTCTGCCGTCGTGTGAGTCCACAGAAGCGGATACGCCCTGTTCCTCGTTCACGGTTTCAACATCACAGATATGGTCGAAGTTCCATTTATCGGTGCGTGACCACTTCTTTCCTATTTCTTTCCTGAAATAGAAATTTCCGCTCTTGTCCGCATAGAATACGTCCGCATCGGAACTGTTGCTGACGTAATAACCGGAAGGAACTTGTTGGCCTACCATCAGTCGCTCATTTATGACAGGTGCCCGTGTAACACACTTTCATCTAATAATAGTCAGCTTTACGTCCCGGTAGCAACTCGTCCATCGGGTAGTCGCTGTGCATACTGATAAATCCGCCTTGCCTGAACCTGATCAACGCTTGTGTCGCGGAATCGACTAGATCATCATGATCACCAAACGGGAAAGACGCAAATTGCTCTATCACCTCTTCGGCCCAACGTGTTTTCGGCGCATAAACGTGACCACTGAAAAAGAGGTCTGATACCGCGTTTACTCTGGCAACTTTGTCCTTGCCCCTGCCCGGTGTGTATTCCGCGACAGGAATACCCATCCTGCGAAGTTCAAAGATCAAAGGACTACCCGCTGCTTTCGCTTCCACGATAAAAGCGTCAGGATCGTATTCTTTGTACATCTCATAAGCACGAACCTTCAGGTCAGGAAATTCCAGACGCTCTTGTAGTGCATCCAGAAGAACGATCTTGGCATGACCATCCTCCGTATAAAAAACGCCCCACGTTGTGCAAGCACTATAATCGGCGGTCTCCTTCGCTAAAAACGCCGTGTCCCACGATTGGATCACGAACTCGCATTTCGGTGGATCTTTCTTCGTCCATTCTTTCCACCACTCGCGTTTGATGATCGCACCTTCTTCGGAAGTCGGGTCTTGCTGATACTGGGCACTCCATTTCGGGACCGGGAGTTCCGCCTTGAGAGATTCAAGTTGCTCTAACGGCCAGAAGCCGGGCCACAACGGTTTGCCGCTAGGAAGAATCGCGGGCAATTCGATGATCTCCCATTCGTCTGCACCACCCCTTTGGATGGAAGCTTTGAGAATCTGACCCGTTAGATCCTTCTTCGACCAACGAGTCATCACCAAACAAATTGCGCCACCAGGCTGTAAACGCTGACGTGGACCTGACGTGTACCACTCATACGTTTTGTCGTATACATCGGGATCGTTCAATGCCGCTTCCTGCTCGGAATGCGGATCATCGACAATCAAGATGTCAGCGCCCTTACCAGTAACCGCACCACCAACTCCGATAGCAAAATAATCGCCACCTTTGTTGGTGTTCCAACGTCCCGCAGCTTTCGAGTCCGCACTCAACGCAACACCAGGGAACATCGTCGCATATTCGGCAGAACCCACCAGATTACGAACCTTGCGCCCGAAACCAACAGCTAATTCCGCAGTATGAGCAGTCTGAATCACTTTGCGATCAGGAAACTTGCCCAGATACCAAGCAGGAAATAGATGCGAAGCGAATTCGGACTTGGTGTGGC